AATATAACTTTATTTGTCTTATATACATATATTAAAGAGTAGTAATATTATCAGGATTTACATTAAATGATAAAACTCCTTCTACTTTTAATATTTCTTTGCGTATTTCTAGCATTCTTGATCTATCAAATCCACCTTTTGCAATCCAAGGATGTCCATCTACTTTAACAGTCATTAAAGCTTGAAATTTAGATTGGTCTTGTTGACTAAATTCTAAAGGTTCTTTAGATGATATAACTGTAATACCTGGGATAGAACGGATATCTGAATATATTTCTTTTTGTGGTCTTAAGTCAATGTTAGTAATAAGCATACCTATCATTTTAAACTTATCTTGATATTCCTCAGTTAAACGATGGTTTAATGTTTCTTTTACTAGCGCACGTAAATTATCTAATTTCATGTTATGGTATATGTTATAAATATGGGTAGATATAGTTTAATTAACGTGTTAATGTGATAATATATAATAAAAAAATAAAAGCTCCAACGAAAACGTTGAAGCTTATATAATTATTTTTAATTTTAATTTTAGTAGTTTAAGATACAATAATCTGGTTGTACTTCTAAGGTAATATTTACTATTGATCCATCATCATCCCAATTGTAATCTCCAAAGTTAGCACTTGTTACTACTGCTCCTTTAATTATCCATTCTGAAACTATATCTCCAACAGGACCAAGTACATTAAATGTTAAATCTTTTTTATAGAAATCAGAATAACCATCTCTACCAGTTACAGATTCGTGACCTAAACGTATCCATTCCATTACAGCTTGTGCTCCAGATGGAGTAATAGATTCAAATAAAGTCATTGAAATTGCACCCCAAGTAGTTTTTCCTTTTACATAACGTTGAACGTTAATGTGGTTAAGAGCAACTGCGTTTTGAGCTACATTTATTCCTCCCACTCCTTTTACTAAAAATGATGGAATACCATCCATATAAAGGATAAAGCGATTAGATTGTTTTGGTTCAAACGCGGTAAAAAATATTTCGTTCGGATTTAAAATTGCCATTTTGTTTTTATTTTAATTTTGTTTTATTATAAATATTTAATAATTTAATTTTTTATCCAGGAAATTCAGCTCCTGTTGGTAATAAGATAAAATCCAATGAAATAAATTCTGCTGTTCTAGTTGGTTGAATATAAATTTGACCTACTAATTGATTTTGATCAATTACTGCGGGTCCATTATTTGATTCATCCATTATTATTTTATAAGCATATAATCCTTGTTTTTGTTGAATGCCTTCTAAAAATGGAGTTACTCTAGCTACAAATGAATTTCTTGTTGCTATTGTATTTTGTTCAAATACTATTGTATCCGCAATTTGACGAATATAATTTTTCATTTCAATCATCAAACGTCTTACGTTTACACGGTCAAGAGCAGATGCTTGCTTTTGTAATGTTTTTTGTCCAAATACTACAACACCATTTCTAGGTAATGTAGCTAATGGGTTAATATTATTACTATATAATGAATCTTTATTAGCTTGAGTTAATTTAAATTGGGCTTGTAATACTGTAGATAACCCTCCACGATTTATTCCTGCTGGTGCAAACCAAGGTGCAGATACTTTATCATTAAAAGCATATACTCCAGGAATTACAGTTGAAGCAGGTACCCATACTTGTTTTCCTGTTGCAGGATCAACGATACGAACCCAAGGCCAATACGAAGCAGCATATGATGTGTTTCTGGTTTGTGCTTGCGTTATAGTAGATGAAACTGTACCATTATAATCGATTAGATCTAGCACATATAAATTATCTCCTCTATTTTGAGTATTTGTAATAATTGTAGATACTACTGAGGTATGTTTGTCGTTTAATAAACCTGGGGTAAATAGTAGATTAAATTGGTATGCTTCTTTATTTCCAAATAAAGCAACCATTTTATCATAATCTGATGCTGCTAATCCTTGAGTTGTAGTAGATATATTTTCATACATTGTTGTTCCTACATTTGAGGCAACTGTACCTGTAGCTGTACTAAAAGAACTACTTTGATTTATTGGTAAAGATCCGGATATAAATCATTTGAAATAGTTCCGTTTGAATTTAAATAAGTTGGTGTTGGGTAGTTAATAGATTTAACTCGTACATATCTTGAAATATTTGAATAACTTCCAGATAATTCCATTTGATTATTTGCTGAACTGTATAATAATGTTTGATCACCGATTACTAAAGAAATAAAACGATCTGAATTTGGGTCTAAATTAACTCCATTAAATGATTCAAGTATATTTTTATTATTTGTTGTATCGTTTCCTTGTCTAACTAATACATTAAATGTACCTGATCCTGTATTTAAATTAGTAATTTCAACTCGTACATTATCTTTTGAACCACTAACTAAAGCTCCTAAAGTTTCTGCTCCAGAATTATTCATAATAATTCCTTGTGAAATTGTTTCTAAAGTAAATGCTGTTGAAGATACGCCATCAGAACCACTTACCATTATTGAACTAGATACAAAATTATCATCTGGGGCTCCTCCAAAAATGAAATTTCCAGGTTTTGCTCCCATTCTAATAATAGTACCATTATATAATGAGGATGATTGTTTTGGAAATATTGTAAGTATTCTTGAACCTGGAGTATATGATGCTGAAAATAGGGTGTTAATTTCTGTTGGTGTTGTAGTTGGGTTATACTGTTGATTTAGGGGTGAATTAATAAAGTCTGCTATTTTAGTACCAAACTCAGTTAAAGTTGGTACTACAGACATACTAACATATCCTACATTGGATGCAGCATCATAATAAGAATTAGCTCCAATATTAGGAGCATGTTGTAACCAATAATCTGTATATGTAGAACCAATTAAAGGGACACTAATTTTTAATGTACCTCCTCCTAATTGACCAACAGATGATGCTGTATAACTAGAGGATATTTCTATAGAAGCGGTTGCAAAAACACCGTTTGTACTAGAAACTGTATTAAGGATATTTGATGTTGCGGGAGTGTAAGATCCATTTGCTACTCTAGCTACTAATAATGAAGATCCTCCATAATTAAAGTAATTATATGCGGCAATTGAAGTTAAATATGAATAATTTATTCCTCCACTTACGAATGAATCTCCAAATAATGATGTATATTGTGAGTATGAAGTTACTAATGTTGGTACTTCATAAGGACCTTTAACTGTTGGGCCTATAATAGCGGCTCCGGCTTGTACAGGTTGTCCTGTCAAAAATGTTTGATCTAATTCATTAGTAGTTACACCTGGTGATACTGTAAAGTTTGCCATTTTATTTTTTTATTATAAATATTGATTTTTTTATTAAAGTATACTACTAAGCAGGAAATACTGCACCTGTAGGTAATATATTAAAATCTAAAAGGATAAATTCAATTGTTTTAGTGGGTTGTAAATAAATTTGTCCAACTAATTGGTTTTGGTCTACAACAGATGGTGGGTTATTTGATTCATCCATAATTACTTTAAAACTAGTTAAACCTTGTTGTTGTTGAATAGAGGATAAATAAGGATTAATTATTGATAATAATTCACTTCGTGTATTTGCATCATTTTGTTCAAATACAAATGTATCTGCTACTTGAGATATATAATTTTTTAACTCAATTAGTAAACGTCTTACATTTACACGATCTAATGCGCTTCTTTTCTTTTGTAATGTTTTTTGTCCAAATACTACAATGCCTGCACCTGAAATAGTTGCAATTGGGTTTACATTAGATTGGTATAGTGTATCTCTATTTCCTTGAGTTAAAATACGTTCAGATTGGATAATAGTTGGTAAAATACCTCTGTTTATACCAGCTGGTGCAAACCAAGGTGCAGCAACACTATCATTAAAAGCGTATACACTAGGGATCATTGTTGAAGCGGGAACCCATACTTGATTTCCTGTATTAGGATCAACAGTTTTTAACCAAGGCCAATAAGTAGCCATATATGGTGTATTGTATGAGGATACTGTTGAAGTTACAGTACCTATTTGAGCATTATATGGAACTAAATCTATAATAGCTATAGCATCTCCTCTTTCTTGTACTGTAGTTTGAATTTGTGTAATAGCAGTTGATGAAGGAGCTCCATGAGAACTTATTAATCCAGGAGCAACTAATATATTGTATTTGTATGCATCTTTATTTGCTAATAAAGAAATAGATTCAGTATATGCATTTGCTGTAAGGCCTTGTATGTTGTTATTTGTTATATTTTCATAATAATTACCTGCAGATGATGGAATATTAGTTCCTAAAGCTGATCCAAAAGTTCCACTTGATGTTATTGGAAGTGATCCGGTAAATTGGTCTTTGTATACCCCATTATTATCTAAATAATTTGGAGTAGTTTGGTTAACTTGTTTAACTCTAATAATAGAGGAATTATTTTGAAAACTTCCACTCATTTGAATATAGTATTCTCCATTATCCGAGCGAATAGTTTCAACTTGGTTACCTATTACTTTTTCAATATAATTTGCAGCAAATGGATCTAATGATAATGGACCCCAACTTTCTACAATTGATTGATTAATGTCTGAATCATTTCCTTGTCTAATAAGCAATGAAAAAGTTCCATCATTTATGTTTTGTGATGCTATTTGCCATCTAAAATTATCGGCTGAACCACTTAATAATGTTCCAAATGAACCTGTAGGGCCAGTGCTGTTCATTATTATTCCCTCAGATAAAGTTTCTAGTATAAAAGGAGAAGTATTATAAGGAGAACCTGCAGAATGAGCTGATGATGAAATAAAAGAAGAGGTAGCAGGAGTCCAATCTAAAGATGTACTACCACTTACTACCCGAGTAACAAGTAATGTATTTCCTCCACTATTAAAATAATTATATGCTGCAATAGAGGTAAAATATGTGTAAGTTTGGCTGCCACTTAAAAATGTAGAGCCAAATTTATTTAAATAATCACTATAAGTAGTACATAAAACAGGGATACCAACTTTACCTTTTGGTGTTGGACCTATAATAGCGGCACCAGCTTGTACAGGTTGTTGTGTTATAAATGATTGATCATTTTCTATAGCTAATACACCAGGGGATACGATTGTTTCTGCCATTTGTTATAAATTATTTTTATTATAAATATGGAAAAAATTTAAATATATTAATTTGATTTAATAATTTCGCCTGTTTCTGGGTCAAGATTAAATTTTCCATATTTATCAAATAAAGTTTTAGTGAATTCTTTTTCTTGATTTGATATCTCTGTTAGGTATGATTTTGCAGATTCATATCTGTTTTCAATTTGAATTTTAATCATTGAAATTTCACCTAACTCTACTACTAAAGATTGAGATTTAGTTTGAATGTCTTTTAATGTAGTTTTTTCTTCTCCTGTTAAAAACTTTTTTTCTGTAACTTCTTGAATAATTGACATAGTTTGTTTATTTTGTTTGTGATTATATATTAAATTTATTTTGTATTGTGTTTTATTTTAATATATATAATTTATTTTGATAATCCAAGCATTATTCAAGTATATAAATATTAAGTAAGTCTAAAATGTGGATTAAGTGAGCTGTAGTTTTTGTGGAATTTCTTCAGTCCATTCACTAGTACTAAGAATACTAAGAATTTCAGTATAGGTGTATGGTCCTTCTTTTGTTAGTAATGAACTTACAGATGATGGTATTATTTCTCCATCCCATTTAACAAATGTTTTTGTTTCATCAACTGATTTTCTTACTGTGTCAATTGAGGTTTCACATACTTGTGTAAAGTTAATAAGTGGTAATTCACTTATATTAAAAATCATAAATTCTCTTTGTGTGTAGTCTTCCATTGTATTTATTTTTTATAGTCCAAATCGTCCTTTTAGGGCGTTAAAGTTTTGAGTAATTTCATTAGATGATAATGCTCGGTTGTATATTAATACTTGTGATATGTTTCCATTTAAGGGTTGTGGTGCGTCTGCTCTTCCCCCCACAGATAAGCCTTCAGTAGTGCTCCAAGTTACAGTGTTTGCATTTCCATATAATATACCATTTAAGTACGCCTTATATCCACCCGTTATGCTGTTTCCTTCACGAACAAATACTACATTATACCAAGTATTTGTGGATATAGTAGGTGTAGATAAATTTGACCCATTTAGAGTATTGTCAGGCGCCCAAAATCCTAAATTGGAGGTGTTAGCATCAAGCAATATAAGAGCATAATTTGATGAGGGAATACTAATTATATTTCTATACCCACTAGAAACTACATTTGTTTTAAACCACGCAGAAAAGGTGTAGGTATTTGTAGAAACATAAGTTGTTGTAACAATATCATCAACCCCATCAAAAACAATACTACCACCATTACTTGAATTAAAAGTAGGTCCATTTATTAATGTTCCATTATTCCCATTCCCACTTATGTCATTCCAAGTAGTACCACTTCCAGGATATGATTGTGTGTTAGCAGCATCTAAATTTATTAATAAATTATCCGTTACTATTCCCCAACCAGTAATACCTCCTACACTACCAATATTTGCTTTTGGTGTTACCATGACGCTAGAAATGATACTTACGTCTTTATTTAAAATTTGTATTCCCATATTATGCTAATGTTACCCAAGTTGAATCCGGTGCAAAATAAATTGTGTTTGGGGATGTTGTTACATATCCTACAACTCTTACAACATGGTTTGATGAAGAAGGTGGTGTTGTTGTCATTAAACCAGATGAAGTAGCAGCATACACAATTGATCCAGTTTCTGTTGTGTATGAACTACTTGCTGCATATCCTCTAACTAATAATCCATTTGTTGTTGGTGATGTGCCTGTTGCAATTCCCAGCATACCTGTACTACTGCCTGTTGAATTAGCGTTTGCAAGTGACCACGTACCAGATGAACTAAGAAAATACAATTGTCCCGTTGTAAGTGTGCCTGATCCAAATCTTACTATTTCACCATTAAATGCAGGTGATGTAGGTTGGGAAAATATTAAGGAACCACTTATTGTTTGTGTTCCAGTAATATCTACTGTTTTTGCTGCAAAATCACCTTTTATAAGTGGTGTACCGGAACCAGAAGCAATATATAATTTATTGCTTTCATCTGTTAATGTTGAAGGACCAGCACCAAACCCAATTGCTATATTGTTTGAGGAAGCTGATGTAAAATTTAATCCTGCGGATTGACCAAGTGCTATATTATTAGATCCTGATGCATTACAGCGTAAAGCATTATTTCCTATTGCTGTGTTGTGGACTCCTGTTACATTACAGAATAAAGCCTGATTTCCTATTGCTGTATTGTAACATCCTGTTGTATTTTGGTTTAAAGCATTAAAACCTATTGCTGTATTATTAAATCCTGTTAAATTACAGCGTAAAGCAGAATTTCCTATTGCGGTGTTGTGGCATCCTGTTGTATTTGCTCCTAAAACTCTACATCCTATTGCTGTATTGTTATTTCCTGTTGTATTTAAAACTAAAGAAGCAAATCCTATTGATGCATTGTGGCATCCTGTTGTATTACAGATTAAAGCATTAGCTCCTGCTGCAAAATTATCTCCACCTGTTGCAGTAGAGAAAAAGTTTGTTGTTGAACCAATTGAGATATTTGAGGCAACATTTCCACCACCTGTGCTTATAAGTAAATTATTAATTGAACCTGTTACAGTTAAAGATCCTGTTATAAGTGTGGATCCTGTAATTTGAACAGTTTGTATTAGTGGGTTTACAAAGGATGCTGTTGAAGCAAAGCTTGAGCTTACAGCATTTAAAACGTATGAAGCAGTTGAAGCATTTGAGGCCGTTCCTAAAAGTGAACCAGTAAAGGATGTTGCTGTTAAAGAACCGGAAATATTTACTGTTTTTAAAGCAAAATCACCTTTTATCAGTGGTGTACCTGAGCCCGAAGCAATGTATAATTTGTCGCTTTCTTGAGTTAATGTTGAAGGACCAGCAGCAAATCCAATTGCTATATTGTTTGAGGAACTTCCGGAAAAATTATCTCCTGTAAACTGACCAAGTGCTATATTGCTAGATCCGGATATAATATTGCTTAAAGTACTATCTCCTATTGCTGTATTGTAGCACCCTATTGCATTATTGAGTAAAGCAAATCGTCCTATTGCTGTATTGTGGGATCCTGATGTATTAGCGTTTAAAGCAGTATTTCCTATTGCTGTATTGTGGGATCCTGTTGTATTATTGCGTAAAGCAAGATTTCCTATTGCTGTATTGTAATTTCCTGTTGTATTAGTAAATAAAGTTTGAGCTCCTATTGCTGTATTGTAATTTCCTGTTGTATTAGCTGTTAAAGCACACTTTCCTATTGCTGTATTGCTAAATCCTGTTGCATTTTTGCTTAAAGCTCCATCTCCAGCTGCAAAATTATTTCCACCTGT